CGATGTACCGGTGATCTTTGATTCCGAGTACACCGTTGGCTCCGTTGGCGTTGCGCGCATGGGTGCTACCGAGCCGCAGATGGTGCTGGCTACGTCCGACGTGCCAACCGATTTTGTGGACAGCACTGTACTGGTTGATGGCGTGGCCTGGCGCGTACGCGAGCGTCAGCCCGACAGCCAACTGGCGACCGGGCTGACGCTGGTCATCCTGGAGCAGCCATGAGCAGCGCCCAGTTCGACGTTGCTGGAGCGCTGCTCGATGAACTGACGGCCGAGCCGCCCATCGCAGATGGCCGCGTCTACCGCACGCGCATGCGTGCTATTGGTGTGGACCAGTCCAGCGCCGTGGTGGTGCGCATCGAGCGCAGCACCTCGACGCTGGCCAACGTGCTTGGCGGCCCGACCACCTGGGCCACATTGATCCACGTTGAGTGCTACGCGCGCGCCAGCGGCAGCGAACCGGATGCCGCCGCCGATGCGCTGGTCGTGGCAGTGTTCGACCGCCTGGCGCAGGCGCCGACACTGAGCGGGCGCGTGATGTCGTTCGAGCCGATGCCCGGCGACACCCTGAGCTGGGACGTGGATGAACTCGATACAAAACTCACTTGCATTACCGCTAAATTCGTGGTGATGCACAAGACTAAAGGAAGGACCCTGACGCAATGAATGCAATGACCAGCAAACCACCAGTTGCTGCAGCACCGGCCGAAGCAGCACCAGTGGCATTTACCCCGTCACGCCAGTGCGAGCCGAAAGCCGGCGGCAGCTACACCCGCATCCCAGCCACTGGCACGCTCGTGAAAAACGACCCGCCAGTTCTGCAACCCAAACAGGAGTAATTCATGTCCCGCTTGATTCGCAATACCGCCATTCTGGCCAAGATCGAGACTGCCTACGGCGTCGATGCGGCACCGACAGGCGCCGCCAATGCGCTGCTGGTCAGCAATTTGAGCATTAACCCGCTGAACGCCCAAAACGTCGAGCGCGGCAATATTCGTCCCTACCTGGGCGGCGACGAGCAGCTGGTCGGCACCCGTTACGTTGAAATGGGTTTCGACGTTGAACTGGTCGGCTCTGGCACCCTGGGCACGGCGCCAGCCTGGGGCGCGCTGCTGCGCGCCTGCGGCTTTGCCGAAGTGATTACCGCCGGGGTGCGCGTCGATTACGTGCCAGTGTCGACAGGTTTTGAAGCGACCACTATTTACTGGTACGACGACGGCGTGCTGCACAAGGGCCTGGGCGCACGCGGCACGGCCTCGCTCAAATTGACGGTGGGCGAGAAACCGACCATTTCCTGCAAATTCGTTTGCCTCTACGGCGGCGTGACCGCTGTGGCATTGCCGACCGTGGACCTCGAAGAGTGGCAGATTCCGCAGATCGTGCTGGACGCCAATTCCGGCCAGCTCATGTGGGGTGCTACCCACGATGTTGCCGTTGTGCCTGCCTTGATCGGCGGCCAGTCGTACCCTAGCAAGGGCGTCACGATCGACCTGGGCATGGCCACGCCGTTTCGCGCGCTGCTGGGCGGGGAGTCCGTACCGATCACCGAGCGCAAAGTGACGGGCGCTGTGCAGCTCGAACTGACGGCTGCAGAGGAGGTCGCAGCCATGGCTGCAGTGCTGTCCACATCGAAAACTAGCTTGGGCATGATCCACGGTACCAATGCCGGCAGCCGCGTGGCCGTGTTCATGCCTGGCGTGCAGCGCATCGAACCGACCAAGGAAGAGGACAACGGCGCTCGCATGAACGCCTTCAAGATCCTGATCAATCCGGTTGTGGGTAACGACGAAATCCGCATCACCACCAGTTTTTAAATCCCAGGGGCCTGCGTGCCCCGCTTTTTGAGAGAAATAACATGTCCAAGCAATACAAAATCGTTGTTGGCAATACCGTGGCCGTGCCGGTCGTAGGCTCGCATACCGATGAAAAGGGTAAGCCAGTACCGTTTAAATTCACTCTGATCTGCAAGCGGCTCAATGCCGAGGAGCTGAAAGTGGCGCTCGATGGCGGCGAGGCCAAGGTCGATGAATTTGTGACCGATGTGGTCACTGGCTGGCGCGACCAGCGCTTGGTGCTGGAGAGCGACGATTCGCCTGCCGAATTTTGCGACGATGCACTGGCCGCGCTGCTCAATATTTCGGGCATGGGCATGCTCTGCTTTACCTCGTATATGAAAGAAGCGAACGCTAAGGCAAAAAACTAGCCGAGGTCGCGCGCCACGTGGCGCTCGGCCTGGTGCAGTCGGATGACGATGAGCAGCTGCGGCAGGCATCCACTGAGTCTGCCACTGCTGCTATCGGGCTGGTAATTCGGCAGCCCGACCAGCCGGCGTACGACGACCTCTATCTGTGGCCAGAAAACGTGACAAGCTGGAATCTGTTCCAGGCGGTCAGTACGCAGTGGATGGTGAACATGGCCGGCGCCACCGGCCTCAATTATCCAGGCGTGAAAATCGTCATGCAGCTGTCGGGAGTCAAGCGGCGCGACCGGCAGCGTGTTTTTAATGAAATTCAGTGCATGGAGCGGGCGACCCTGAGCGCCTGGAGGGAGAAATCTGATGGGAGCTGAATCGCGCGTCATTATTACCGCCGATCCGACGCAGGCGATTCGCGGATTTAACCGCCTACGCACCGAGTCTACCGCGTCACTGCGCGATATCGCTGCCTACAGCGACAAGGTCAGCGCGGCCATGGCCGCCATCGGCTTGACGACCGGCCTGGCAGGCATTGTCAGCCTGAGCGATGAGTATGCCAAATATACGGCCCAGTTGCGCCTGGCGACCATATCGCAACGTGAATATAACGCCGCTTACGATGACGTGAAACGCATCGCCAATGCCGCCCAGCAGTCGCTGGCCGGCACAGGCACGCTGTACGCACGCATCGCCAACGGCACCCGCGAGCTGGGCGTGTCGCAAAAACAAGTGGCCGAGATCACCGAAACAGTCAATCTGGCGTTGTTGGTCAGCGGGGCTACAGCGACTGAATCGGCCTCGGCGCAGCTGCAGCTGTCTCAGGCTTTTGCCTCCGGCACGCTGCGCGGTGAGGAGTTCAACGCGGTCAATGAGGCTGCACCACGCCTGATGAAAGCACTTGCCGATGGCATGGGCCGGCCGATTGGTGCGCTCAAGCAGATGGCCGGTGAAGGCCAGATCACCTCGAAGATCATGGCCGACGTTCTACCGAAGGCGCTGGCCGACTTGCGCGAAGAGGGGAAAAAGATCGCCACCATTGGCGGCGCTCTCACTGTGCTGAAAAATGAATTCATGGAATTTACTGCGATCAAAGCGCAGGCGAATGGCACCGTAGGCCTGCTCACAGGCAGCATCAAACTATTGTCCGACAACCTGAATGTGTTGTTTGCTGCGACAGCTGGACTGATGACATTGAAGTTGGCGGGATACTTTTTTGCTGGAGTGGCGGCTGTGCAGGCGTATTTCGCCAAGAATGCCGAACTGGCGGCACTGGTAGTCGCAGAAAAGGCGGCGTTGGTGGCCAAGGCCCAGGCGCTGGTGAGTACGACCGCGGCCGTCGCCGCAGGAACGGCCGCCACTCTGGCGGCGGCGCAAGCTACGCTGGCAGAGGCGACGGCCCAGAAATCGGCTTTACTGGCAGCCAGGGAGTTAATTTTTGTCCGCTACAACGAGGCCAAGGCAAACATTTCCTCAGCTGAGGCTGCTATTGCCGCGTCATCGGCTGCAGGCGCATTGAGCTATGCACTTCGTGTGAACCGCGCTTCCACACTGGATTTGGCTGTCGCTGAGCAGGCGCGCGTGGCGGCGCTGGCGGAGCTGACTGCGTCGAGCATGGCCCTTGGCAGGGTGTCGGCACAGTTGGTGGCCGCGACTGAGTCGGTCGCGGCGGCACAGGCTGCTGATGCAGCTGCAACCCGCGCTAATGCGGCGGCAAAGCTGGGTCTGACCGGGGCAATGGGGAGAACCGCCATTACTGCCAGCGTTGGCGCACGGGCCCTGGGTTTGCTTGGCGGTCCTATCGGCGCCATTACCACGCTGCTTTCTATTGGCGCGAGCGCTTGGTTGTTGTGGAGTGGAAGGGCCAAGGAGGAGTCGGCAAAAGCTGCGGAGGCTGTTGTAGAGACTACGGCTGAGGCAATCGAGCGTCTTGATAAAGAGATTGCAAAACTTAGAGAGCGAAATGCGCTTCGCAATGAAGTGCCTATAGTAAAAAAATTAAGCGACCCCGATGCCGATGTGTTGGCAAATGCCAAGAAGAATATGGAGGATGCTACAAATGCTGTGGGGCGTTTTTCCTTGCGCTCACCTGCTCAGTTGGAAAAGCTCATTGTGCGATTGACAAATGAGTATCAATCTCTATTAAAGAGGTTCACCGATAAGCAGCAGGGGAAGGCCATTGAGGCGCTTGGCAAACGGGAAGATCGTATTAAAGATTATCTGGGTAAAAACGGCACTCCCCAGCAGCGTATGCAGGCTGATCTTGATGAAGAGCGCGCTAAATTCGATGGCGATCTGCCAAAGGAAATTGAGCAGACCATTCGTGCAAAATACGAGGATAAAGGTGCTGCGGCCGGCATGAAAAGAGAGCAATCAGCCTATGAAAATCTGATTGCTGCAATACGGACAAAAACTGCAGAGAATGCCTTGGAAGCCAAAACTGGGCAAGATGCATCCGAAAGCCAGAAGATGCGCATCAAGCTCGATGAGCTGTCGTTGGTCGAAAAGAAGAAACTCTCAGCAGCTCACCTGCAATCGGCCAAGGATGCGCTCGATGAATTGAAGGCATCGGAAGATCGATTGAAGGCTGCCGAGCAGGAAAAAACTGTCAGGGATGCCCTGGCTGAAAGCGCTAACGCGCGCAATGCGTCGACGGCGGCCCTGGCCGCCGAATACGCGCTGTATGGTAAGTCGGCTGATGCTCGGGATATCGAGATGATCGCCGTCAAGGCAGCTGCCGATCAAGAAAAGAGCCTGATGGAAGCCAAGTTGAAGGGCCGCATCGTCACCGACGAACAGATCAAGGCATTGACCGAAGAGCGCGACGCGCGCGTGCTGGTCGAGCAGGCTACGCTGGCGCAGACCAAGGCACTTAATTACGCAGCTGGACTGAGACTCGATAACCAGAAATTCGCAGCCGAATCGCTTGCCGATCCGAAGGCGCGAGCTGATGCGTTGTTGAAGATCGACGCTGATGTTTGGCGCGAACGGATACAGCTGGCCGGCGCCGGCACGGAAGCGCAAAAGCTATTGCAGTCCGAATTCAACACCTGGTACGCGAACCAGTCGACCAAGGTGTTGCTGGACGTCGACGTGACACGTGCCACCGAAGTACTGAAGATCCTGGAATCGATCGACGCTGCCGCGCGCTCGGCCGCCAGCGGCATGGCCGATTCGTTCGGTCGGGTTGGTGAAGCCATCGGCGGCCTTACCACGTCGCTGACCGGCTATGCCGCGCAGCAGCAGGCCATCGCCGCGCAGTTGGCCTCCGCCACCAGCGACGCCAAAGGCGATCCGACCAAGATTGCCAAAGCCCAGCAACTGGCGGCGCAGCAGGGCGCGCAGGCGCAGGTGAAAAGCTATGGTGACATGGCCAGCGCCGCCAAAGGCTTCTTCAAGGAAAATAGCGCCGGTTACAAGGTGATGCAGACAACGGAAAAGGCATTCCGTGCCTACGAGATGGCCTTGGCCGTCGAGTCGATGGTCAAGAAAATCTTTTTCAAGGAAACCGAAGTTGCAGCGAACTTGGCGCTCAACACCACCAAGCTGACCGGCGAGGTAACCACGTCGGCTGCATCGACTGGCCTGGCAGCTACCGAGGCCAGCGCCTGGGGCATCACGGCGGTGGTGAAAGCACTGGCATCGCTGCCGTTTCCGGCGAATCTTGCTGCGGG